TGTCTGTAAGTGTGTCGAGTGTGTATGTTTTTAGCAGTGCTTTCATAATTATATTTGATTGTATTCTATTTGATGTGGAAATTTATAGCGCAGTGAATTCTTTTGAACTCTGTTTTTCTTATTGGCTCTCAGTAATTTTCGGTAATTTAAAACCATTGTTTCAAAATTGTTTGTTCGCCCGTCAATTCTTGCTCCGTCTTTTTTATAATAGTAAAATAGTATATTTGAATAATTTGTTTTCATATTTATTTAGTCGTTTGCTTTGAATACTCTGTGGTATGTAACATTGCCAAATGAATCAGTTATTTCTTTAAGCTTCTTTGTTTTCAATTCCCATTTCTGTTTTTCTTCGTACGTATAAAACGGAGAAGAGCCATAAAAAGAAACAACTTGTTTAGTTTCTTTATGTTGCCAATAAGGCGAGTCGATTATTTTTGTTTTCATAGTTTTAGTATTAGTTAATAAAAATTCAATTAGAGTCTTACTTGTGGAAGTAAGCCTCCGATGAATCTTTAATCTTCTAGTGATTCAATTTCTGTTATTCCCATGACTTTTAATGCTTGTGAATATGTCATAGCTTCTGTCAATGAATGTTGGTAAAGGTGGCTATCTTTGTCGATGCCTTTTGTTTCGCTTAATTCTAGGTGCGCTACCCAAGCTTTTCGATTTCTCGCAACAAGTTTAGCTATTCTGTTTTTAGCAGTCTTAGGTGAAATAGTTTTATAGTATTTATCTTTCATAGTTTTATTATTGGTTGTTGGCAAAATCAATGCCCTTATTGGTTAAGGAGATGACCGCGCCCTTCTTTATTTCTTTAATAAAGCCTTTATCAATAATGCCTTTTAAATCCTTCGGCAAATCTTTGTATGAATCGATAGGGCTTCTAATGTGCAGTGCGTCGTTTAAGTAAATGTAATAATCCCAAGCATTATACCTTTCGCAAAATTCGACAATGGTTGTTAGGATTTCTGATTCACTTTTAGTTAAGTTAGTTATAGTATTTATCATAGTTTTAGTTTTAGTATTAGTTGTTTAAGAGTTTTCTACGGCTTCAGCGAAAGAGCGATTATTGACGACAGATTCAAAATAATTCTTACTAGCTTCTAAAGATTTAGCTTTCTGTAAAATTGTATTTAAGAATATTTCTACACGATGTGTTGCCACATCTGTTTCTTTCAAATCCTTTAATATCGTTTTAATACCAATTTCTTCAATAATTTCTGTTAATTCCATAATGTTTTTAATGTTTGTGATTAATGTGTTTTAGTTGAACAACTTGGACTAAAATGGAATAACTTGTGAATTGCAAGCCTAAATGAAACTTTTTTTCTAAGTATTATTTAGACCCAAATGCATACCCTTAATTGTAGTAGTCCTGAGAAGCATGAGAAGCCCCGTGAAATCCATTTTCCGAAACGAGAAATAAAAACATATTCATAAAGAAAAGACCAAGCTTAGAGGGAAAACTAAGAAATATTTGCGACATAATTAAATACCTGGCAACGGGGCGGGGCAGTCCAAGAAGTCGGTGCGTCTCGTAACTGTGTATCATAAGCTGGGCTTCAAAAAATTATCTCTCTCAAGCCCCTAATGACGGTGTACTTAAGTATACAATCTCTCTTGGGGTTCGATTGTGGCTCTTATGGTTCTTATGGAAAGTAACGGTACAGTTTACTTAAGGATAGGAGCCACCTTATGTACACATAAGTAATTATAATTAAATTATAACTTGACAGTCAAGAAAAAAAGTAATAAAAAGATAATTAATTACACATTATGGAATATTGTTCAAACTTCAGATATGACTTGGAAGTAGGTCAAGTAGCGGAACACGCTATTGGCGAGATGCTTGCAAATGAAAAGATAGAGATAAAGCGAGATATGAAAGCCAAGGAGACTGGCAATATCTTTATAGAGTACGAGAGTCGGGGTAAGCCCAGTGGGATATCTACTACTGAGTCTAAGTTCTACTGCTTTGTGGTAGAGGACTTAAGTATGTTCTATCCAACGGATAGGCTCAAGGACTTGATAAGACCAATGCTGGGTACATGGAGGGATGTACAAGGAGGAGATAATAATACTAGTAAGGGGATACTGTTTCCTCTAAAGCAACTAATACCATGAGCGAGGACAAGACTAAGGAGGAGCTAGTAGCAACCATTCGGCAAGCTATCAATGAGGTAGTGCAAAAGAAGGATGCTATGAGGGTTAAGAGCCTTAGTCGTTATAATCCCGACAAGGTAGCGGATATATTATATTTGTATAGTATAGGTAACAGCCAGACTAGGCTCATCCGCAAATATGGATATGACAGGAATACGATAGTCAGTATACTAACGGACTACGCAGATTACTTTGGGAAGTTCAAGGAAATGTCTGGGCAAATTGCGGCAAGGAACTATATGCATATGAGTTCGTTGGAAGAAGATTTGATTGAGCAAGTTCGGGGCAGGATGGAGACAGGGGAGCTAGAAGTAACATTTCGGGACTTAAAGGAACTGAGTATAGCGAAGTCTAACTCTATCAGGGAAGCGCTCACTGCCAGAGGTGAGGCTACTAATATTACGGAGGACAGGAAGGTATACACCCAAGAGGACTACGAGGATACTTTAAAGGCAGCAAAGGATAGGTTAAAGAAAATCAAAGGAGATGTTATAGACATAGATGGCGATAACTGAGGATTACGATGATTTGTTTGATAAGGTTCGTGGCAATTTGGGCGAACACTTCTCTAACTATATGTTCATAGTAATGGATGATGACGGTGACTTGTTCTATGATTACAACAACCACAAGGTAGGTAGAATGCTTATCAATGAGACTAAGCTAGATATGGAAGGCAAGACAGACATCTTAGATATCATTTGGGAAGAAGAGGATAAAGAAGAAGATGGAGATTAAATTTACCAATCACCCTATGCTCAAGCCTCCTACTGACGAGGAGATAGTATTGCTAGGAGAGCAAGACCCAAGGTTGCTCACTGAATTGCACAAGGCACACGAGGGTAGGATTGAGGCAGCAGAGGAAGACCCAGTAAGATTTGGGTTTGATTTAGCTGGATGGAGGAGAATGCGAGAGGGCTTAGAGGAATTAAATGAGTGCCTTACCCTTGGGGGAAACAGAAGTGGTAAGACAACTGGGTGCGCGAAATTAGTAATGCAAGCAGTAATGGAGAACACGGATGGACATATCGTATGTTTCTCCCAAAATGCAGATACCTCTGTTAAGGTACAGCAAGCTGCTGTATGGGAAATGATGCCCAAAGAGTTTAAGAAAAAGACTAAAGGCATAGAAGGTTATATTAATTTTTCTATGCAAAATGGTTTTACTGGTAGTTCTTTTATCTTTCCGGATACTAGGACGAGGGTTGACTTCAAGACTTATACACAGTTTACCAATAACCAAACGATACTAGAGGGTTTTGAATTTGGTTTCAAGAAACCCAATGCCTTGAACATAGGCGCATGGTTGGACGAATACCTCGGGGATTCTACATTGGTTAACACTTTACGATTCCGCCTAGCAACAAGGGATTCCAAAATGTTAATTGGATTTACACCCATCGATGGGTATACGCCTTTTATCAATGAGTATCTACGAGGAGCAGAGACACTAGAGACAAGGCAAGCAGAATTATTAAATAAGTCATTACCGGTAAAACAATATAGTCCTGAGAGAGATGCGAGCATAGTATACTTACATTCAGACGAAAACCCATTTGGCGGATATGAGCGAATAGCCAAAGACCTAGTGGGAAGACCTGAAGAAGATATATTAGTAAGAGCATACGGTGTGCCAGTCAAGTCAATGACAACGTTATTACCATTATTTAATACAGAGGTAAATGTATTGCGCAAAGAGCCCAATAAATACGGTATGGCTTTCCCTGATATATCTAACCAAAGGGAGTTTACTTGCTACATGGTAGTTGACCCCGCTGGGGCTAGGAACTACTCAGCGCTTTGGGCTGGAGTAAACGAACAAGGAGAAGTTTATATAGCAAAAGAGTTTCCAGACAGAAACTTATATGGAGAGTGGGCATTGTTCGGAGACCCCAAGTGGCGATATGGTCCTGCATCAAAGAAGATAGGATACAATGTCGAGGGATATGTAGACTTGTTCAATGAAATAGAGGATGAGCTAGGGATAAAGATATACGAACGAATAGGTGACTCTAGATTCTTTGCAAAAGAAAATGAGAACAACGATGACTTGTTTAGGTCCTTCGATGACTTTGGAATGAACTTCGTTGCCAGTGACGGACGAAGAGAAGAGGTAGGCATCAGCGCGTTGGACGAATGGTTTAGCTATAACCCAAACCTAGACATAGATGAGATTAACAAACCCCTGTGCTACATACACGAAGACTGCGGGAACTTGATTGACTCATTGATTAACTATGGGTCAAACGGAAAATCCGATGAGGCGCTAAAAGACTTTTTTGATTTAATGAGATATTTAAGAATGACAAATGGTGGTGAGGGTCCTGACCATGTAACAGGAAGAAGCTTAGCAACAACAGTAAACAATACAGGAGGATACTAATGGCAAAAAAACGGTTAAAGGATATAGCAGAAGAATATGGCATTTCTTTTCAGCAAGCACAAGACCTTGCATTCAACATACTTGACGAGATAGCAATCACAGGTAAGGGTAAGAACACTTGGATTAACGAAGTAGGGCAAGACTTACTTGATGACAACATCGAGATGATAATAAAGAAACCCAAGATATATAGGGGTACAATACGGAATATAGCACCAAATCCACGATTTGCATTTGTTTCTGTCAAAGAAAAGAACGGATGCGTTAAGATGGAGATACCCAGAAAGTATGTAAGATATATGAAAACAAGTCGTATGGTTTACCTAGAACAAACGAACGAAGAAGGAGAA